CCCTGTTTCTCAAGACCGGAAATGGACATGATAAGGCGTTGCTGTATTGATATTGTTTTCGCATCTACAAAACCTTGTGGGATTTTCATTCTACCTCCTAACGTATTGCTATTATGCCATCCACACAAATCTCATCAAACAAGGATATCTGGGGTCATCAAGCCTATACAGAGTCCCATGTTCTATTCCCTGATAAATAAAGACCCCTTTTATGGGCACACCAGCATTTTTTAATTCTCGGACGCACCACATCTCCAAAGTTTCTGGATTCATGGGCAGGTTCATGGGCAAGTCTAACAATGGATTTATGTCTACCTCTATTCTGTTCAAGCTCCTTCCCTTTAAGCCTTTTCACCAAACAATCCTGGAACAACCAGAAGTTTCTGCATCAGGACATTATTAATTTGTAAAATCTTGTTATTTTGCTCAATAATCATGTGAGTGATTTCAACCAAGTCCTTATCTGGAGCAACTATCTTTGCTTCTGTGTTGTTATCCACTACTTTTCTCCATTCTTGCTTGTTATCCACTATCTTTTTCCATCCTCGCTTTCTCTTTCAGGATCATATCCCAATTTGCTTTCAATTCGGCTTCACTGAAAGTGAACCTGGCAACCTTATACAGTGGACCGGAACCTCTGTAATCTCCCATGACATAGAATACCCGCATGATTGCTACAGTAGTACCAACAGCACGACAGTAAGCTTTCACCTGGGTCATGTACCGGAAATCATCTGCCAGAGAGTTTTTGACTGACTTCCAGGTCGCTTTGTATTCTTCAACAATTAGAGGGACCTCACCTTCAGGGTCCGGGCCAATGCCATCAGGTGACATCCAGATTCCATCTTCACAAATCTGGGGAGGCCTGGTGGCATACTTGTCTCTCATAACCTTGGACAGGACATTTTCCCACAGGAGACCTATTTCAGCCGTGAGTTGCATATCCGTGAAACCCTTGCCCTTGTAGCCGAGTCCTGCCCTGTCCAGGAGGGAGTCAATAATGATTGAGAGGTGAAGACCCTCAGCACGAGGTTCGGCATCCTCAAACATTGTTTTCGGCCAATTTACAATGCTTGTCTGTACTTGCATATCCTAACTCCGCTTCTTTGCAAGGACAAAATATATTCTCTTCATATCTACACCATCCATATATGATGTTCCGATATCCAAAAGTGACCAACCCTTTTTAAGCAGCGCATTTGTTTCGTTTTCTTTTCTTGCAATTTTTACTTCCCCAGCGTCAGAAATTTTTTCGATATGCAAATCATTAAAGGCAGCCTGCTTCTCCTCAAAGTCTTGAATAAGCCTCCCTATTTCACAAGCAAACTTCCAAGATCGTTCGTGGTCATATCCCTGTTGCCATAAGTATTGTACTATGGCAGCGCATACACCATCAGTTGTAGTTTCTCTTTTCATGTTTTTGGCCTCTCAATAATCCAATTATTATAATCCGAATGCTTATAGCAAAAGCATCCGGATTATAATAAATATGTGAATGGACTTATATTACAAAGTCAGCGTCCCTTCTCCAGAGTTATAGGTCCAGGGACCCGCTTCCAGAAATTCATCGTCAAATGCAATCTTGATAATAGCATTACGATCTGGGTCAGTCTTCAAGGTTGTGAACAACTTCGCTGGAAGGTCTTTCTTTGCAAGTGTTCCATCACCTTCGGCCAAGAGCTTTGTAATGTGTTCGATGGCCTTTGCATTCAGGTCACTATCACCTTCGGCCTCCTCTGTCTTGGTGGAGGTCTTTGCCTTGGCTTTGGCCTTCGTCGTTTTCTTTGACTTCTTCTCCCAGGGCAGCTTAATGATCTCGTCTACTACGAGAATTGTTTTCTCAAAGTCGCCTTCCTTCTTTTTGAGGCCGGCACGTTTTGGGGCCGGAATCTGGATCACGTGGGCCACCAGTCCTTTAAGGATGCTGATATCTTCACCCAGTTTGTCCGCGGGGAATCCCACATCGACAAGATTCTGGAGAAAGATACCGCAATTGGAGGACAGCCGGAGGGCCGTTGCCTTTCCTACAGCAACTAACCCTTTACCATCCTCGGAAGGTGCCCAGTCTTTCGGGCTTCCTACGGAATAATTCTGGGTTACCTCGTCCCCATCTTCCGTGGTCATGGAGACTTTGAGAGTGGGAACACCTGGGACAATCTTTCCTCCATAGTCGAACATTTCAAAACTGCATTCGTCAAAGGTGACTTTGGCGTCATCAATAAGGCCACCACCCTCAACGAATGTTTCCGGATTTAAGCTAATCATGTTGTTTTCTCCTTTGGTATTAGATTTTTAATTGAATAACTTTCCAAGAACCACTCTGGTACCAGGTCCCTGTTGCGGTTCATGAACCAAACAATGTTGTTGTCCAGGATAAATGTCTCGCACCAATCATCCTTTGATCGTGTTCCCCTGCCGACGGTTTGAACCAATTGCTGTGCCGTCAGATAGGAAGCAAATCTCGGGTCCTGCTTATTCCTGGTCTGAGCAATGACGCCCCGCATGTCCGGATAAGGGAGCTTGACAATTATCTGCCACCGGCATTGGTCACCTGGAAAATCCCAGCCGGTTGCCATGGACGGGGATATCAAAATCCCCTTCTTTGCTTTCTTAAACTTTTGCACCACCTCCTCTGTGTTCTTACTGTTATGGGTTAACATCAATTTTTTGTGTTTTGAGAACTTCAGGAGAAGATCCCGCCGGGCATAGGATACTGTGTGGATGATCCCCTTCCCTTTCCTTTTGTTGATTATCTGATCCACTTTCCGAATCCACACGTGTTCTTCGGCTTCAGTGGACCTGAAATTTATTCTTACAGTCGGCAAGTGAATGAACCTGCGGTTTGCTACTGGAAATGAGGACTGTACCGTTCGATAAACATAGTCCTGAATGCCCAGTAAGTCTGCTGTCTTTGGGACAAGTGTTGCGGATGTCAGGAGCACCTTTGGAACATTCAAGAATAACCTGTCTGCATAGGGAGCAGGCCAAACCGGAGAAAAGATAATCTTTTCCGGGGACTCTTCCCATTTCCAGTCTTCAGACATCTCCGCCAGCCTGGATATTTTTGTGAGCCTGGCACGTAGAATAGCAAAAGTTTTCTCTTTCCGAGCTTCCTTTGCCTTCTTTATGCGTTGCTCCACCACAAACTTCTCACCTTCGGCCCATTCCCGCCAGCCTACTAATGTTTGGGGAGGCTTACGAGGGGGTTTGATAGTTACTGCCATGTGATCCAGGATATGCTTGGGGATTTCATGGGCCTCATCCAGTACAAGGAAGTCAAAGTCCCCTAATCCCTCAGAGTATTCATGTTGTGCCAGCCAGTAACTGTAATTCGTGATCACAAGTTTGGAATGCCTTGCCCGTTTCAATTGGTCAAGGTAGAGGCAACCGCCCTCCTCTCTCATAGGGCACCTGACGCCAAATAAACAGAGCCCTTGATCGCATGTGAGGTGTGTGTTGAGCCTGCAAGGATAATTGTTACGGCCCCGAATGTCTACTCCACCAAAATCTCGCTTTAACTGAGATTGTAACCCCTTTGTGGAGGTCAAAATAGCTGTCCTGCCGGAAAGCGCTGCCGCTGCAACATAAACAACAGACTTACCAAATCCAGTGGGGGCAGCCAGGAGCCGGAAACGGGGTCCGGGGCCTATAATGTGAATGCACTCTTCCTGTTGGCCTTCCCGCCAAACTGAAAATTTCGGAGGTAATCCGAAGATCACTTTTTTACCCCTGCACTCTTTAAGACAATGTGTCTCAATACTGCATCAACAGTATCATCCAACGCTATTGCCATCTTCGTGAGGCAGTCAACGGATGGTGTTGTTTTGCCTGAGAGTACCCTGGAAATATGGGGTTCTGAGAACCCTGTTTTCCTGGCTAACTCTTTGTTTGACATCTTTTTCATACCCATTCTTCCCTTTCTGCGAACCAAAGTGCTATGTCCAGGTCCATGTCTCCTTCGTAATCAACGTCATAACCGTCTCGGATACAGCTTTTTGGGACCCAAAGCTCTGTGTCCCCGTTGTCTAATAAGACGGCCATCTCAGTTTCGTGAATAACCTTCACACCTATCTCCACGTATTCCCGGTAACCAAACACAGTAACCCCCTTATACATTTTGAGATTCCCAGGGCAATAAATCCAACACCGGCTAAGGGCAGGGCAATAATCACTCCCACTACCATAATAGCCCCAAGTAGCTGTTGCAGGCTGCTAATAGTTTTCATAGAAGCGCGGCTCTCCCTCGTGTCCATAGCTCCCTCCCTGCCGACAACTTTCCGGTTGCCGGCTTCTTAACAGTTCCCGATACTCTTGGGCCTGTCGAGCAGATTCTTCTCTCTGGTACTGATACAGGCGGTCGTTGAGTTCCATCTGGTACTGGCTCCACTGGCCCTGATCTTGCGGCATATCTTCAAGGAAGGCCAATACCTGGTCTTGTGGCATGCCCTCAAGGAAGGCCAACATAAACTCTTCCAGAGTAGAAGGAGGAGGCTTAGAGCAAGACCAGATAATAGACAAACTCATCAAAATGTAAAGAATAAGCATCTTTTTGAAACGCCATATCCAAGTCAATGTTGATAATAACATTCTTTTCATGATTCAACCTCTTTTACATTTTCTACAGCCTTCTTCAGTTTTTCCACGTATTCATTGAAAAGCCAAACTTCTTGGAGCAGATTCTTAAATTTGGGACTTTCTGACAGAGCCTTAACACGTTTGATTGTATCTGCATAATCAACCGCTGCAATCTTCTGGCCAATACATATTTGATCATATTTTATACCAGTCACTGCACTCAGAATCTCTTCGACTTCTTTCTGTGTTGCCTCAATTAAGTAACCATCCCCAGTTGTTGCTACAATTTTCATGTTTTCCCCCTTTACCCGGAAGCTTGTTCGTTTTCCATGTCCTCTATAACCTGAAACAACACTTGTTCGGCCCTGACGAGGTCTTTCCATGCCTTCCGTCCCTCCAAGGTCCTTCGGCTTCCTATGTCATAGTATCTGTCAGAGCAATCTTTGAACCTTTTTGCCACACGATATAGAGTACAAAGTCTCCCCATCTTTAGGCCTCCCTTTCTGCCAGGATTCTTTTGATCCTGAGAATAATATTCCGCTGCCCCAACATGAAGGCTGTCTCGTCCGGAAACCCTTTGGAGAAGCAGGGCTTATTGTAACCTGCGAACTCTTCTAAGTCTGCAAGAACATGCCTGCCATGCTCTGAATTGAACGTGATTTTGTAGTCCACTACCAGTTGCTGAATCATACCTTCGCCCTTACAAACTTGATTACCTCTTTCTCCCAGTCCGAGCTTGATTTTTGGATGGTGTCAGTGATAACGTCCGGGTCCAGATTCAAGTCCAGGAGATTTTCAATAAGCTTGAGCCTGTTAATGGAACTCCCCTTGCTGATACTTCGGGTGACGGTTCCCACACCTTCCAGGGTGCTTGTCTTGAGGCCCAAAACAGGCATCAATGCCGTAAGGATGTCGTTCGCCCCCTCTTTCAGGTTTGCGGCTTCATCTTCCAGGGCCTTGGCCCGGGCTCTCATTCGGATTGCTTTGTCAATTTCTGTCTGCATCGTTCCCTCCATGATTGTCTGTTATAACATTTTCTTGCGTACTTGTCAATAAAAATTGTCTCCGGAATCAAATTCCGGCTCAAGCAGTTTTCGGAAATATTCCTGAATTGCCTGTCTGGAAAGTTCTCTGTCCCCTTTGGGACAATTTCCAAAAGCTAAAACTCTGTCAAACTCCAGTTCTGTTACAGTCCTGAAGTTCAAAAGCTTAGAGATTGCTGTGAGTGCAATCCTTTGATTACACTCACAAGCTTTTTCAGACATTTTGCATTTCCGGGGGCACAAAACATTATACTTTCACTATTCCCATAACCAAGACTGTCATAGACGCCCCGGGATCGTTTTTGCACCTGAAGGTTATCCCAGCGGCTTCATTTTCTCCTGACCTAAACTTGTGCAGGGATACTCTGCCCCGGACAGGCTTAAATTCCTTTAGGGCTTTGATGGCTTTTTCCATCAAGGCTACATCAAGAACGATTATCTCTTCCCCTTCTTGATTTATCTCTTTCTCCAAGTCAGGGAAGCATTCGTCTATGTTTCTCTGTGAGATAATGACTGAAGTATCCAGATCGGTGCAGCCGAATTTAAGGGTTTCTTCTTCCTTGTCCATGATAGCGCGCTCCAATACAGGGAGAGCCTCTTTCTTGGGCATATTCCTGAGTACCTTCTCTGCTGTGGCTGGAGTGATAAGATCGTCCGGTGTGTAACCGTCCTTAACCCCTATGTCAGGATAATCGGAATCGGGGAGGCGTACCTCCTCTGTATCCTTCACGGCAATTAGAATATTGCCATCTGTGACAATGGCCTGGTCACCTTTCAAGTATAGGCGTCTTACAGCCTTGCAGTTATGGTTTTTTGGGGCGTATTTTGCTAAAGCCAGTTTCTCTCTCGTGATAAGCATTTTTTATCCTCCATTTTTAGGGTTTCTTCTCTCAGGCGTTGCTTGATTTCCGGTGACGCCTCCGGAAGCATGTTCAAGTAAGCATTGATTCTCTCACATGCTTCCAGTTGCTTTATAATGTCTTCAATCCCGGGCTTCATAGTTCGCCTAAACAAAGGTTTTTAAATTCGCCTTTGCCTTGCCAGGGAATCAAATCTACAATGTACCTGTCCCAGTCTGCTTTTTCATCATACTGGAGATAGACTCTAATTGCACCTTCCCAGCCGGCGGCGGTTACGATCAAACCAGATTCCTTGGTTCCACACCTGGTAGCCTGGCCTCGGTTTCCTTGTAAAGTGCCATAAAAATGTGACATAAAACCCCCTTTCGAGCAGTTTATTGTCATGCTCAGGACGTTTAGAGTTTTAGTCGCGAAACCAGTAATCTACACCGTCAAAGTCTACACAAAAGTAGTCTGCTTTCAGGTCCTGGGCGGCCCATTCCCAGTCAATGCAGTACAACGGCCAATTGGAGATATCTTGTACTGCTCCTATGTCTTCAGCGAGTTCCTGGGCATACTGTTTAAAGTAGCTATCCCTGATTAAGGTTTCTCCATACTCCCAGTCAGGGGAGCGGTCTGCTTGTTCTGCAAGGGATGTCAAAATGTCCAGTTCTTCCTGTTCTTCGGGTTCAAGTAGATCATCTTCTGCGCGTTCGTGGAGTTCCACAATACGGGCAATAATGTCTCTGCTATCAATTATGTCTTGGGAATTATCAACGATCATCTTTGTACCCCCTCATAAAATGCCCGAATCAGGAGCGGAGAACTTATCCATGTCCCGACTCAGGCTGAACAGTTGCCACCATGGAGAACTTATCCGCCTGGCAACTGCTGTTTTATTCATCATAGTAATCTTTCCGGGAATCCCAGTTGGCATAAAAACCATCAATTATACCATCTTCAAACGCTCCCCAAACGTCAAAAGAGGCTACCTCCTCCAGGGCATTGAGTTCTTTGGCCATGAACTCGAACGGAGAAAACTGCCGATTACTGCCTTCTGCACTAAAGCAGACAGATATGAATACTTCCTGGGCGTCCTCCACGTTCTCAATGATTCCGGAGAAACCATCTACTATAAAGCGTGGTATCTCTGTTCCAATTTTGGGTAAGTCTTGCCAGGAGGCTATGTTAAAGCCTCTCTTAAATCCTTCCTCGTATACTTGCTTTTCATTCATCTTGTTAACTCCTCATCCTCTTCATCTTTCCAGTTCCAATCTTCCTCCCCATATAGGGCATTCCTTGCCACGTTCGCCATGGCGGTGCATTCGTGCCTTAGTATACTGAATGCTCCACGCAGTTCTATTATTTTCTCCAAGGCGGCTTTGTAACGCATCTCAGTTTCGTTCATCGTCTTGTTGCCTCCTCAATACATTGACGGGTTTTTTCGTATATTCAAAGACCGTAATCCAGTCAGTCTGAAACCAGGGTTTACTGTTATGTGAAATGTCCCTGGTCCAAAATGAATGCAGGAAACCAGTTATTCTGGCATTTCTTTCTTCATCGTCCACATAAATTTTGTTATTCCCGTTCGGTAGCCGGCCGTAACGGTCAATAAGGTATTCCTGGGCTTCCTTGATACCAGGAAAGGTTTCACGTGTGACATCAAAGAGGATAGCTTTCTCTTTTAGTGAGTTCCTTCCGGCACTTTCAATGGTTACTTCAATCATGGTTTACCTCCCCTGATAAATGAGTTCTAAGGTTTCCGGGGTTCTTTGTATGTCCTTACTTCGTAAAGTTCCGTTGTCCATGTCCTTACTTCACTCTTTCCCGTCTTTAACAAGGTTATCCACAAATTCCAAGGTTAACTAAAATCATGCAAATATTCTCAAATAATCGGGCGTTACCATCCACGAAAACAGGGTTTTGCAGCCCATTGTTTTCGTGGATATCTCTGAGTTCTTCTTTTGTGGTACCACGATGGATTGTGCTCAAAAACCCATTATGGCATTTTATTACACACGTATTCATGTCCTTACCTCCTGAACTACCTGTTTTTTGTCTTTTGTCAATTAACTCCTGCACAAGTCATGCCAAACACAAGAGAGTAACAGGAAACAGTAACAATAACAGTATGTTAAAAGGAAATTGTTACAGTAAGCAATTATTTTTGGCATTGGTTAAGAATCTCCAACAGTTCGCCAAGATATTAAGGGGATAGAAGTTGAAAATAAGGGAAGGAAACAGAAAAGTAACAGAGTATCGGGAGGCTAAGAAGAATAGTCAAAGTAGATTGGTCAAAATTAGCCAACTGGCTAAAGTTAGCCAATGGTCATAATAGTGACCATAATAATGACTACAAAAGTGGCCATAATAGTGACCAGTACGTAATCAGAGTACGTATGTGTAACCAAGTTACACACTGGTCAGATTTAGCCAACACGTACAAGTACTTGTACAATTCACCACACATTACCTGCAGACACTACTTCAACCCATAATCCCCTGAATCAGTTAACTGTCTGATATCACTGCATTCCTTATGTCGCTTAACGTACATTATGTAAAATTCAGGTTTCTGAGATAGGTTTCCGGGGTTCGGTCTCCAGACACTCAGGGGCGCCCTGCCGGCAAGCATGCTCCCAGGGTTCAATCTCCTGATTGTGAAAAAGGTAATGGGAGACTGGGCAGGGTTTCTCCATATTCGCACAAAAACGGGTCTCTATTGAACGCAGGACACTCAGGAGCACCTTACCCCTTTGTAATGCCCTTTGCGTTGAATCTACCCGCCAAAGAATGAGGATTTGAAGATTCAGGGGTTTCTTAGGTTTTGAGTATTCCCACTCGTGCACACACGCACATGCACATACACGCACGTGAGAGAGAATCATAGAAAGCGAGAGTAATAGAATTAAGGGGGGGGGGCCAGGGAGGGGGTGTCTTGTGAGAATGTCACTCTATGTCTCTCCACATCTACAATATTTTTTAAGTAATTGCTTAATACACAACCCCTTCTCTCCCCATTTCTGAAATTTTTTATGGTATTGTCTCTCACACAAACACATATATTTCCAGGAATACTACTCTGTTTCCCCCCCCCCCCCCTCATTTCTAAATTTTTTTTTCTGATAATTGCTTAATACACAAGCATATGTATACCCTTACGTACACACACACACTCTCACGCACGCGCGCGCGATTTCTTTTTGGGAGGATTGTAAGGAGGGCCTTTTTCTTTACCGGAAAGCCGATTATCTGGGCTGGGGTTGACAATACAAGCCCCAAATGGTATCTTACCCGCATGGCTAACACTGTCAGTAGAGGAGAGCTGTCTGTAAGGCAACGTTTCTTTGTGGATATCTTTGAGGGTGATGGGGCTGCCGCTGTTTTAGCCGCCGGATATAAGTGCAAGAATGCCTCAGTCGCAAGTGGGATAGCTTCCCGGTTATTGTGTAACCCCAAAATTCAGAGGGCTCTTGCACAGAAGATCGCAAATCTTGATTCCGCATACAAGGAAATCCGCAAAGAACACCAGAAGAAGTTGAGGGAACTCCGGAAAATAAAACTGGAGTTAGCCGAGATGGATGCAGAAGTCCTCAAAGGGCACGTTGCCACCAAGAGGGAGCGTCAGGTATTCTGGACCAGGATTATGATGGACGAGAATGAGAAGATGCCTGACAGACTTCGGGCCAGTGAACTCCTCGGGAAATCTGAATTAGACTTTGGGGAACAGAAAGTCACTAACCAGTCGCTGAACATGGGGGTGGCCTTTATCGCAAACCAGGATATCCGGGAAATGATCTCGGAGATAACTGGAGTTGCTCTTCCCGCACCGGAAATCAAGGTTCCGGAAAAAGCCCCGGTTATTGACATCACTCCCCAGAAATTTGAGTCTGAGCTTCCCCCGGAGAAAGAGCCTGATTTGAAGGAAGCAATAGGATATGTCAGGGAGTTGCAGGGCCTCCCGCCGGAAGAACCTGTTGAGGAGCAGCCGAAAAAACGAAAGCGACATCCTGAAGAACCACGTATCCCTTCCTCAGTCCTGGAGTATTCAAAAATGAGAGAGAAATTGGATGAGCAGTAGGAGCGAAACTCTCCAGAAGTATACCCAGCTATTCCAGAACGCTACTGCCCTTGAGTATAGTACCATTACCCGTCACCTGGCCTTACACGACCTGTTCTTCCTCCTTGTCTTTGTTTTGGGACGCAAGGATGCCAACAAGGACTGGCTTTTTGAACGTTGTAGAGAAGTCCAGAAAAATCCTGATGGCTACCTGGACTTATGGTTCAGGGATGGCTACAAAGCAGAAGCTTTAGACACACCTACCTGGACCATAACTGGTTGGAAGAATCATGGAGACCTTGAGATTGGGGACTGGGTTTACTCAGAG